AGAGTCATACACCAGAAGGTGATGAATGGCACCCTGATATGTATGCTGCTGAAAAGATAAGTTTTGATTATGATGAAACGTTATCAACAGAGAGGGGAATGCAGACCGCACAGAGACTTATTGATGCTGGTGCTACCCTTTATATCATTTCAGCAAGACAAGACAAGGAACCTATGTTAAAACGAGCAGAAACATTAGGTATCCCTTCTTCAAGAGTATTCGCAACAGGAAGTAATAAAGCTAAGGTTGAAAAGATAAAAGAACTTGGTATCACCAAACATTATGATAACAATAATGATGTTGTTAAAGAACTTGGTAATATCGGGGTTAATTTTGGTTTGGAAGACGCTTGTTGGCCTGGCTATACCGCAATAGGTTTACAGGATGATGGTTCACCAAATTGTGTTCCAATAAAAGAAGAAATGAACGAGGATGGAAGTTATGTTGTTGATGGGTTTGCTAGCTATGATGATTACCCTGCACTTATCCGTAAAAACGCGCAAGCGGCTTTAGATTATATTGAGAAGTCAGGTAATCCACAAGGTTGTTTAACTCAGGTGGGTAAAGTAAGAGCCCAACAATTAGCTCAAGGAAAACCTGTCTCTATTGAGACTGTAAAGAGAATGAAGGCATACATTACAAGACACGAAAAAGACCTTGAGACAAGTAAGTCTTATGAAGGTTCTTGCGGAAAACTTGCTATGGATGCGTGGGGTGGTGTTGAAGCCTTATCTTGGGTTGAGAGCACAATAAAGAAATACGAAGAAATGAATGCTGAAACAGAATTAAGTTTTTCAGTATTTAATAACGAACAAAGACTTTTATTAGGGCCAGCGATGATACCTGATAAGATGATTATTCGTAGAAATGAAATAACAGGTGAGATTTACTATGTGTATTTCACAGCCGAAACAATTAAGAAACTTCAACAGAAGTTTATGCAAGAAAAACTCTTGGATAAAACCAATATAGAACACGGTAGGAAATTCCTTAATGGAGTTGATGTCGTGGAGAGTTGGATTGTAGAAGACCAAACTAAAGACAAACAACAAGTATTTGGTATGAACTACCCTAAAGGTACTTGGATGGTTAGTGTTAAAGTGAATGATGATGCCACTTGGGAAAAAGTCAAAGATGGCAAACTAAAAGGTTTTTCAGTTCAAGGGTATTTTTTGGAGAGAGCTAAGTTCAACGCTGAAACCCATAAGGTACTTGACGAAATAAAAAACATTCTAAAAGAAATTAAATAATTATGACTTACCAAGACGCTATTAAAAGAATAAATAAACTCCTTGGATTGCAAAAATTCAATTCCTACAAAATCGCGGAGAAGGATGATGAGTTCATTACAGAAGGTGAATTGGCTTTAGATGAGCCTATTTATATTATAACTGATAACGGACAACTTCCTGCTCCTGATGGAGATTTTGAATTGGACGATACAACCAAAATAAAAATCAAGGACGGATTAGTCCAAGAAATTAAATACGATATGGAAAACAAAACACAAGAGTTCGTAGACGCTATGTTGAAGGACGGAACCGTAGTAAAATCCCCTACATTCGATGTTGGTGAAGACGTATTTGTAGTAGCTGCTGATGGTGCTGAAACAAAAGCACCCGATGGGCAACACGAATTAAAACTTAAAGACACAGAAGGTAAAGAAGTTTTAATTAAGATTATTACAAAAGACGGAAAAATCATCGAGAGAGAAAACGTAGAACTTCCTGAAACAGATGAAGAGATGGGTATGGTTCCTGCATTAAGCGAAGCTAACGACACAATCGACGACCAAGAGTTCAAAAAAGTAATGATGGAAAAAATCGATGCTATGGCAAAGAAGATGGAAGAAATTACTAAAACTCAAGAAGAGATGAAGGCCAAAGTGGCTAAGTTCTCAAAAGAACCTGCTGGAGAACCAATTTCTCAAGCTAAAAACATTAGCGCAGAATTTAATGCACATAAAGACGATGCGTTATCAGCGTTAATTAGAACAAGAGCTAACACTCTATCTAAAAAATAAAATTAAATAAACTAAAACAAAAAACAAAAGAAATGAATAAGAAATATGATTTCGGTTTTAATCTATCATCTTTAGCAACTTACACAGACGAAGTTGGTGGAGAATTGATTAGACGTGCAATTCTTGAAGGAGAGACGGCAAAAATTATTAAGGTGCAACCTGGGGTTAAAGGGAGCCAAGCGATAAATTTGCTTAACTCTACATTAGTAGTTCAAGAAGGCACTTGCGGTTGGAACTCAAGCGGTTCAACCATATACACACAAAGGGATATCCAAGTTTGCCAATACAAGGTGAACGAGTCGTTATGTCCTGCTGACCTAAATAATTACTGGTTAGGCCAGTTACTCACACCTGGAAGTACCCCAGAAACGGTACCATTCGAAGCACAGATTAGTGAACTTAAAGTAGCACAAATCTCTCAATATGTAGAGAACTTAATGTGGGGTGCAAGCTCTGCTGATACTTGTTTCTCAGGTTTCATCGAGTTAACAGCTCAATTAGGAACAGGAAATACAACAGTTACTGGTGGTATCGTTGTGACTGGTTCTTCAGTTTTAACTTCATCTAACGCATTAGCTCAGGTGGATTTACTTGTTGAAGCTATCCCTGACGATATCGTAGACAGAACTGACTTAGTAGTGTTTATGTCGCACGCTAATTATAGAAAATATTTAATTAACTATCGAACAGCGAATTACTACCACTACAATCCTGAGTCATCTTACGAAGACTTCAAAACATTCCACCCTGCAACCAATATTTTGGTACATCCAGTTGGTGGTCTAAACGGAAGCAATCTATTAGTTCTTATGCCTGCAGGTTATGCAGTTATGGGAGTTGACTTATTAAGCGACCAAGAAACATTAAAAATGTTCTACTCTGTCGATTTTGACGAGGTGAGATTACGTTCAAATTTTAAAATTGGCGTAAATTTGGCCTGGCCGAACTTCGTAATCACTAATGGATTATCATAAACTAAACTTGTCCTTATGGACTATTAAATAAAAAACAAAAATTATGAGTTTTTCAAGCTGTTTTATCACATCAAATGTGTGTAAAGGATGTCGCGACTCGATTGGGGGTATAAAAACCGCCTATATCGTTGCAGGTTGTGTTACTGGCACAACTGAAAACGCAGAACAAGAAATCTTGACTGTGGGAGCGACTGGTGGAACTGTATATCAGTTTCAAGTTGAAAAGAATACATCTAATTTTGTTGAAAACATCCAAGCAAGTTTAGAGAATGGTACTGTCGTATATAATCAACAATTAAACCTAGTGTTTTTGAAGTTGCAACAATCTACGAGAAACCAAATTAAACTTCTTGCTCAAAATACCAACTTAAAGGTATTTGTTGAAACAAACGAAGGAAGTATCTTTTATTTAGGCGAAGACTTTGGTTTAGCACTAAGTAGCGGTATGGCTGAGAGTGGAACTGCATTTGCAGACCGTTCAGCATACTCAATAATGTTAGAAGGTTTTGAAAAAGAACCTGCTAAGATATTAGCTAACTCTCTAAGTTCTACATTAGTAGGATTGAGTTTAGTTGATTGTGCTTGCTAACAACAACAATAATAAAGGGGGGATATTTTGTCCCCCTTTTTTAGCCAAACTTATTAAATGAGAAATTTCGGGAAACAAAATATAGGTAAAAAAACTTGGGGAGTATTGGGTAAGCAACAGACTTACTTTTATCAACCTGGTCTTGCAACAAACAAGGAAAAAACGCCATTAAATGCGAACCCTATGGACGCTTGGGATTTAAAGAAGTCAAGATACAGACGTATTGACTTGATGCCAAAAACTCAAATGGAGAATGACGGACAACAAGCAGGAGTTGTTCCACAAGGAACATCAACACCTAATGTATCGCCAACTCCCACACCCACAACTACAACAACATCCACGCCTACACCCACTCCAAGTTTCACTCCAACTATTACGCCAAGTTCTACACCATATCCATTACCTGAAACACCATCATTATGGTATGACTCAACTAACTTAGGTTCTATTGATTATATCTCTTCAGGAGGTACAAATTATGTATCTGCTTGGAGAAGTATTGGAACGTATCAAAAAGTCCTTACAGGGACAACTACAGACACGATGCCAATATGGTCTGGTTCAAGTCAATTGCCAGGTTCACCACTTGTTGTGAGGTTCACTAAGAGTGCGACAGCAGGACTAAGAGATTTCTTAACTCAAAGGTTCGACAATACCGTAGTTCCTGTTTCAGGGTCAACAACCTTTATGGTTATTACCAATCCAGGTTATAACTATAGTGCTTCAACTACAGTTAATGGGTTTGGGGTAAATCTCATTTTATATTCAGGTAATACCACAACAGGAGGGTTTATACCAACTCCTAGTTCATTCCCTGTAGCTTATTCATTAAACTTTAATAATGGTACGAATAATACAATACAAACTAATACCATTAGTTCTGGATATACTGTACTTGGAGCTGTGGGTATTGTAGGTTTTTCAGCTAATACCTTGAATAATAAGTTTTTATATACTCAAGTAATCCCTTATCCATCAGGACTTGGAAATACCGTATTAAACAATTCAACTACAGGAACGTCAACTAATATTACAGGAACAACTTTATCTAATATAAACGCATTTACTATTGGAACATCACCAACTTCAGGCGGAACTCTTAGTACAACTATTAACGCAGGAGCTGAGATTGGTGAGATTATGGTATTTGGTAGACCATTAACGGCAGGAGAACAAACACAGGTTCAAAACTATCTTAAGGATAAGTGGAACTATACCTCGTGGTAAATCAATAGGAGATATGAATATATTATTTTTGTTGATAGACGATAAACTTGACGCCCATTATATAATAAGCGAGTATGTTAATAATAAGAAAGAACGAGGTAAATAACTTAATAGCGACTGTGTCTATGAATAAGACACTACCTAATCCGTATTACCTATTCTCTTTTCAAAACATAGCCAGTAAGGAGAGAATATCATTCATTCCTCAAGTTATTACATCTAACATAAGATATGATAAGTTTAGGTTTATTGAGGGAGGTAATGTTAATCCATTAGGAACACCACCTGAAATATGGTTTGGTAATAATTTAGGACAGTGGTATTATTCTATCTATGAGCAAGTAAGTTCTGGTAATACAAATATAGCCTTAGCTTATAATAAGTTAGAGTCTGGTAGAGCCATTCTTATCGTAGGTAATGATACCAACGATTGTTTCTTTGAACCATACATATCTAATGATGAAGACTTCTCTAACATTATTTATGTTAGTGAGGAAGAACAATTTTGTATATCAGGTGATACACAACCTGTTT